GGTTATGGCTGCCCTGAATCTCAAGTTCAAGGCTAGTGTCAAGATGCCCAACGAACGAGTGGCGTTCTTGGGTCGATATTTTATCGACCCATGGACCCACAACCGTTCATATCATGACATAACAAGAGCCGCCTCAAAATTGCATTACTCAGCATCCAACACTAACAACGCCTCGTTAGAAACCATGACTTGGCGCAAGGCAGTGAGTATTTACGTGACTGATGGAAATACTCCCGTGATTGGCGATTGGGCCAGACACGTTCTTAAGGTGATTCCCAATGGAGTTTGGGACCCTAGCTGGAAGGATGAACAGTACCAGCTCGGTCTTGATTGTAAGAAAAAGACAATCAGCTCGGACATCATGACTAAATTCGCAAACCCGATATACCCGGGACCACTACCGTCTGAGAGAGATGACGTTCTCAGACAATTCATCGAGGAATCTCCGATCGTACTCGATGACTACAACAAGTGGCTGAAGAGGCTTAGGGCGGCGCGCACATTGCGCGACTTTCCAGAAGCCCTCTGGCGAGTGGAGTTCGAGTCAACAGGCAAATATCCCATTGAAGTCGACGACAACATAATAGGACCGGAACCCACGTCGTCCCACAAATCAGATTGCTGGATGTGGGCCGCGGGCAAATGCACCCGTGGCGTGACGTGCCATTTTGTACACGATCCGTCTAAAGAAAATAAGGCGGAGGAGTGCATATTGTACAAGAGAGGCGCGTGCGGCAGACCTAGATGTGGCTTCCGACATGTCCAGGGACAAGAGAATACCCGCGCAGATCAGCGCGTAACCAAAACGAACGGAGTAAACCGAATGCATAAAAAATCAAACGGAGTAAACCGAATAGATAAAAAATCCGGCGGAGCAAACCGCGACACCAAAACAAAATAAACCGTTGACTGACGGCGCCCGGGATGCGTAAACTCGCCCTGCTGCGGAGCATAGTACCGGATCGGAAGTGAACCAACTACAACAAAATGACAAGAATGCCTAGCCAACATAAAACCAAGAAAGCCAGCAAAAGGAACAAGACCAAGACAAAGGTTAGGAGCTCGACGCCCCAAATGCAGGGAGCCCCGGCCGGAGTTTCCCAAGACCTTCAACAATTTACCAAGTTCTATCCAG